CTGGTATGCCGTAACGGCCCTGTTCCGCCGGCCTTTGGTGGATTTTGAAGCAATACAGCAAAGATTGATAAAGGCGGCAACGGAGGGATAAAGCATGGCAGCAAGGAAAGCAAGAAAACCAAAGTACCAGAAAAGCGAATGCCCAACATTGCCGGGACAACTGGGGTATCTTAACAGCTATTATTGCCCGGTATGCGGAAAGCATTTGTTTTCAGCATACGACAAGGACATGAAGAAAGACCGGGAAGACGGTTATTACTTCCATGTGTCAAATGACTTCAACTATTGCAGCAAATGCGGGCAGTTGCTTGACCTTGACGAATGGAAGAGAAAAGAAGAACCGCCGGAAGCGGCAGAAGAATTGAAATTTGATGATTAAGAGGTGCAGGCATGGCAGAGGGAAGAAAAGCAATATCAAAGGCAATGCGGCAGCAGGTGTATGACAGCTTGAACGGTCACTGCGGGTATTGCGGTTGCAAAATCACAATCAAAGAAATGCAGGTTGACCACATAGAAGCCGTGTACTTGCACGAAAAGGAACTGAAAGCCGGGAAAGCACAAGAGATAAACAGCATTGAAAATTATATGCCAGCGTGCCGGGCGTGCAATTTCTATAAATCGACAATGAGCGTTGAGAAATTCAGAAAGCAGCTGGAAACATTACCGGAACGGCTGGAAAAAGTATTCATATACAGACTGGCGAAAAAGTACGGAATTGTGAAAGAAAATTGCGGAAAAGTAAAGTTTTACTTTGAGAATATAAAGACAGGAGGTGAAAACGAAGCAAATGAGTAGAGCATATTACAGAAAGCGCAGTGAAGCCACAGAGCAGGAAAGAGTTATAAACTGGGCGACGTTCTACGCAAAGGACTTCCCAGAACTGGACTTGCTGCACCATATCCCAAACGGCGGCAGCAGGAACCAACTTGAAGCGGCAAACCTTAAACGACAGGGAGTAAAAGCAGGTGTGCCGGACTTATGCTTGCCAGTAGCCAGAAACGGCAAACACGGGCTTTACGTTGAAATGAAGTGGGGAAAGAACAAAACCACAGACAAGCAGGACTGGTGGCTGGAACAGCTGCGGCAGCAGGGATATGAAACGGCGGTTTGCTGGTCAGCAGAAGAAGCAATGGACGCAATAGCAGCTTATCTGGGAGTTATGGAGCAGACAGGAAGAAAGGTGGAAGAGTAAATGGGAGCAATGAACCACACATTGAAACAGACGGTGCCATATTACAGCACCATGAAGCGTGCAGGGGCGTTCAGACAGTCCCAGAAGCCACAGAAGCGGCAGAAGAGAACGACACTGACGGAATACAGCCAGAACGGGCAGAAAGCCATATTAAAACCACACGTCACAGTCAATCAAGCCGCAAAGAAGCTGTACGACTACGAACAAACCGGATTGTCACCACATGAGGTTGCAAACCTTGTTGAGCAGGTGCAGAACTTGACAAGGCGTGTGAAGAAATACGAAAGCTGGGAAGAATGAACGACGTTGACCGCTGCTTGATATGCGGTGAAGTTATCCCGGAGGGTTCGCAGGTCTGCACCGCCTGCCGCAATAAATACGACATTGTGACCGGGGGAACAGAAGAAATGGCACAAGAACTGCGGGACATAGCAGACGTGCTGAAAATCACAGAGGGCACAGACACAAACATTAGAAAGTCAATGGAAAGCATATTGAGGATTGCAGACAGACTGGAAAGGACAAGCAATGGCAAGAAAAGAAGATAAACAGCCACAGTATTTGCCGTTAATCGTAAAAGCAAAGTTACATACTGGCGGCAGGGACTATGAGAAAATCAAAGAGGAATTAAAGGGGCAGGGCTTCACCTGCAAGCAAATGAAAGGCATGGTGCGTGAGGGTAACTACTTTGACGGAATAGTGCTGTATTTATCAAAGTGGAACTGGGACAACCACGAAAGCTGGCACCTTTACAACTGGGACGACAAGGACGACAAAGAAGTTATGCTGGGCATATATGAAGCCGAACAGTACCACCCACAGGCACCGTATAGATACAGAGATAATTTTGAGAAGTTCCAGAAAGACTGGACAAGTGGAGAGTATGACCCCGGTATGACATTCACTTTCAAGGACAGTGAAGTTGAAGTGCTGGAAGTCCTGCAAGAAGAGGTTGACAACATAGACCATGAAGCAGTCAAAAAGCAGGTTGCAGCAGCGGAAGACGCAAAGTTTCAGAAGCACAGGAAGCAGCGCCAAAGAAGAAAACAGAACGTCAGCAAGGGCAGCAGATACCAGCGTAAATACTTTTAGGAGGAATGAAGATGGCGAAAATATCAAAAAAGACAATGGAAAATCTGGAAGACATTTTGAACCGTGGTTGCGATTACGCAGCAACACAAGAAGTGGTAACAGAGATTGCAAACGAAGTGCTGAAAGAAAGCGGTTGCGAGTTATGCCAGTGTGACGACGCAATGGTTGTTGACTGGGACGGCGACGAGGTTTGCAATGTAGAAGATTTTGCAAACATATTCTGGGACAAGGCAGTTGAAAAAATCTTGAATGTGTTAGCCACGGAGGAATAAAGATGGCGAAAAAGAAACGGAAGTATTACAGCGGGAAAGAATTGCTTTACCGCCGACAGCTGGAACGACAGCAGGCAGAGGAAGAAGAAAAGACGAACAATATCAGAATACGCCAGTTGCACCAGATAAACGCAAGCAGCCGGGCTGTTGGCTGGGCAAAACAGAAAATGAGGGAGGGAAAGAACAATGATTGCATTTCTGATTGAGGTTGTAAAAGCACTGGTAACATTCTTTGCGGTCTGCGTGGGGCTGGGTATTCTATATCTGGTCTTTGTAGTGGTCAGAGAAGTTGGCTGGGAGGTAAGAAGACAGAACAGAGAGAAACACGAACAGGAGGACAAAGAGGAATGAAAGCAGAATTTTTCAAGGTGGTGTGCCCGTTAGAGATTGGGGACACAGTAGCAATCAAGGCGACAAAGGACGGAGAAACAAAAGAAGCGCTTTATTTGCCGCAGGGCTGCACAGTGATTACAACGGCAGCAGTTGCGCTGCATAAGGTCACAGACATTGCAACACTTCACTATCTGAAAAAAAGTGAAACACAGTTCTTGTATGAATTGGACGCCTGCGGGAAGTATGAACCATTGACCGTGAAAGTTCCGGTCAGAGAATTTGCAGAAGAACTGAAACGCCGGGGCAGATAACAATAAATACTTACGGAAGTATACAAGATATACAAATATACTTCCGTAAGATTGTGCAGAATGTCAATAGACTTTATACTTCCGTAAGTATATAATAAAGACAGTTAAAGAAGTAAAGCAAACGGAGGTAAAAAGACATGAGAACATTTGAAGTTGGCAAGAGATATGGAGAACACGCAGTTGTATTTGAGATTGTAAAGAGAACAGCAAAAACAATCACATACGCAGCAGTACAGCACGCCGGAAGATACAACGAGAGAAAAGAAGAGCCAAAGACAGTGAAAGTAAGAAACTGGGATGGCAGAGAAGTATTTTTCGCAGGAAGCCAGACGGTAGAAGCGTAAGACAAGCACGGGTGGTGCAATGGATAGCGCAGCAGCCACCGAAGCTGCCGGGTGCGGGTTCAAGTCCCGTCCCGTGCATTACTGGGAAAGCAACTATAAATTCATACCAGATACAAGGAGGAATACCACATGAAAGTATTATCAATTATCAATCTTAAAGGGGGAGTGGCAAAGACCATTTCCAGCGTAAATATGGCGCATATTCTGGCAGCAGTAAAGGGCTTCAAAGTCCTGCTGATTGACAATGACAAGCAGGGAAACGCAAGCAAGATTATGAACCGTCACAGCTACGACCACAAAGGAACAGCAGAGGTAATGACGCAGCGTGGCATTGACCCGGCAAAGGTTATCCAGCACACGGACTTTGAGGGGTTGGATATTATCACGGCGAACATGAATTTGCTTACAGCCAATCTGGAAGTCATGCTGGACCAGTCAAGACCGCAGCAGACACGCTTTAAGAAGTTTCTTGACGGCTTGCAGAATGAATATGACTACTGCATTATTGACAACGCCCCGGACATTAACATTTCAACCATAAATGCGCTGGTGGCTTCTGATGACGTGATGGTGCCTATCACCATTGATGATTTTGCAATAGACGGGCTGGCAGAACTGAAAGAACAGATTGACAACACCCGTGAGGATTTGAACCCACAGTTGCGCTTCTGCGGCTGCTTTGTCACACAGTACGACAGAACCAATGAAGCAGACACACAGGGCGAAGAGTTCTTGAAGACGCTTGAATATCCGGTGTTCGATACACATATCAGAAAGACACCGAAAATGAAACCCAGCACATTTGAAAGATTGCCAATCATTTTATATTCCCCACGCTGCGGCGCAAGTACCGACTATAAAGCACTGGTGGAAGAATGGTTGAGAATGTGACCAATTCGGACACGTTAGGAGGGAAAGACAATGGCAGGAGCAGCAAAGAAATTCAACTTGACAGAGTTATTAAACCAGCGGTCAAAGGAAGCTGGGGAGCAGCAGAAAACAGAACAGCAGCAGGCGGCAGCAGGCGCAGAGGTTGTCACGTCCGAAGAGGGCGTGAGCAGCACCGCCGATATTTACGACCTTATACCGTCAAAGGGGAACTTTTACAGCGTAGAGGACGTGCAGGACTTGAAACAGTCCATTGAACTTCTGGGAGTGCTGCAACCGCTTCTGGTGACTGATGAAGAGGAAGACGGCAAGCGCCGTATCATTGCAGGACACAGAAGACGGCTGGCGGTCATGCAGCTGGTGGACGAGGGCAAAGAGCGTTTCAGACGGGTTCCAATCTTAATCAAGCCGAAGAAAAACGCCATACTGGACAGACTGGCACTGATTATGGCAAACCGGTTCAGAGAGAAGACGGACTGGGAGAGAATGACAGAAGCGCTGGAAACAGAAAAACTGGTGCTGGAATTAAAAGAAAGCATGAACATTCCGGGCAGAACCCGTGATTTGCTGGCAGAGATTATAGAAACGTCCCCAGCGCAGGTGGGAAGATACAAGGCAATATATAACAATATCATTCCAGAACTGATGGCAGAATTTAAGGCAAACAGAATTGTTGTATCTGTCATTTATGAAGCGTCCGGATTGCCGGAAGATTACCAGAAACAGGCGGCAGAAGTATTCCGGGAAAATGAAGTGCTGACATTATCAGACATTAAGCAGTTGAAGAAGAACTGGGAAGCGTCGCAGCAGATACCGGGACAGATGGATATTAGCCAGATGGAAGAGAAGCAGGAAGCCGCAGGAGCGAGAGAAAGCACCACAGGCAATGAAACAGACCAGCAGCAGGAAGAAGCAGACACAGAGGGAGCAGGAGAAGCCACAGAGGGCACAGAGGACGCAACCGGGCAGCAGTCAGAATATGTTGACCCACAGCCGGAGCAGATAACGTCACTTTGTTACAGCTGCACACACTATGAGGACTGCCACGACAAGACAGCAACCGTGACCAGCTGCAATGCTTATGAGAACCGCAGAGAAGCCCAGAAGACGGACGAAGAGAGATACAACGAAGAGCAGGCAGCTATTGACCGGGAAACACAAAAGAAACTGCGTGAAATGCAGCAGGAAGAGAAAATGCAGCACTTGCCGTCTGATGATAGAAAAGAAAAGACAATCAGAGTATCACCGGAGAAAATGAAAGCCGTTGCGGTTGACCGCACAAGACCATACATGATTTTGAAAAATGATGATTACAGAGAGGGCGACACAGTGAAGCTGATTGAGTTTGCAGAGGGCAGAGCAACCGGAAACACGGCTGACATGAAAATTATCTGTATGGACGACGACACGACCAGCAGCGCACTTGAAGACGGCTATTGCGTTATAGCCTTAAAGTAAGGAGGAAGACAGCATGGAACAGAAAGCAACCGCAGTTGACAAACAGAAGTTTTACGACTGGATAACAGACGCACTGTACCCGCATAAGGTAATGACGGCTTACGAGGTATCAGAAGCGCTTGCAGCAAAGAAATACATACCGCTTGCCACACGGCAGGCAGTGCAACCCAGAATGACAGAGTTAAAAGAAAAAGGCGTGCTGAACACCTGCGGCAAAAAGTTTGATGAACGTACAAAGAAGTGGGTCACAGCATACACGCTGGCATAGAAAGCAGGTGGAAGCGTGAAAGGGCAGCTGAATTTGTTTGAACCGGAGTTCATAAAGGACATTGACTGCACTATTGACACGCCAGTGACCAGAGGAAAGAAAGATAAGCCCATATATGGAACCGGAAAGCATATAAAACCCAGAGTGCCGGGAAGAACAGAAACACAGCACATGAAAGATATATACCTTGAAGAATTGCTGCCGCTGGAAGAATACGACTTAATTGTTGTTTTAATATCTGGCGGCAAAGACAGCATAGCAACATACTTCAAATTGCGTGAACTGGGAGTACCTAAAAGCAAAATAGAGTTCTGGCACCATGACATAGACGGAGGAAACCCAGAAAGACACATGGACTGGCGTTGCACACAAGACTATATGCGGGCACTTGCAAACGCAGAGGGAATACCACTGCGGCTGTCATGGAGAAAAGGCGGCTTCTTTGGGGAATTGTACAGAATAGGAGCCAGCAAGCCTATTGAATGGATAGACCCGGAAACCGGGGAAATAATGAGCGCAAAGGAAACACCGCAGCAGGAAGCGTGCAGAAAGATTATGGAAAGCGACGCAGAGGACAAGGAGGAACAGCTGAAAGAATATGGCTGCCGCATGAAGTTTCCGGCAAAGTCTGGAAACCTTATGACAAGATGGTGCAGCCCGTATCTGAAAATTGATGTAGCAGCAACAGTCCTGCGGAACCTTGAAACGGTCAAAGAAAATTCAAAAGTGCTGATATGCAGCGGGGAACGACGGGGAGAAAGCAAAGGGCGTTCAAAATATAACGAAATGGAAATATATTTCAGAGCCAATGCAGAAAAGAAGCTGAAAAGAACAGTCCACCAGTGGCGCCCGGTCATTGATTATTCAGAAAAAGACGTGTGGGAAGTACTAAAAAGAAACAGAGTGAACCCGCACCCGTGTTACCGGGCAGGCTGGAACCGTTGCAGCTGCGCTGGCTGTATATTCTCAACACCGGAGTTGTTCGCAGGGTTCAAAGAACTATACCCCGCAGAATTTGAAGAAATGAAACATGATGAAAAGGCACTGGGCTTCACACTGGACAATAAATGCGACCTTGAAACATACATTGAGGGAGCAAAGCCATGTTTATACAAGGGCGACAAAGAAGCAATACATAGTCTGATAACAGGAATTTTCACAGAAAGCGACATATTCATTGATGGCGTGTGGAAATATCCAGCAGGAGCGTTCCACGGCGCAGAGGGTGGACCGTGTTAGAAGATGGGAGGTGCAGCAGTGAAAGAAAATGTTTGCGTTGACTGCAAACACTATGAAAGTTGCGGAAAGCCGGAAAGATACATGAAGTGTATGGGGTACGAAGAGAAAGAACGGCAGCAGGCAGCAGGAGAAAACGCAGTTGATGTGCAAGACGGATAGAAGCCGGGAAAGACTGGCAAAAACAAAGAATGGAGGAAAAGCAAATGGCGCAGGCAATGGAAAAAGGCAGGGTTATTGAATTGCTGGAATATTACAAAGACATAGACGGGGAGGTGAGTATATACAGAAAGATTATAAGTGACTTAACGGACCAATACTACAATCCCATTGGCGCTATACAATGCGACGGTCTACCAAAAGGAAAAAATAATATATCACGACAAACAGAAAATATGGCGCTTAATATTCCAGATTATGTCAGCGGCGAAATTAGAGAGTATGAAGCAAAGGTGCAGCAGTTGCAAGCCTTAAAAGCGCAGATTTTGCAGGAAGTTTCAAGGCTGAAACTGAAAGAAAAGCGCATTATTTTTGATTTTTACATGCACAACCTCAAATGGGAACAAGTAGCGGTACGCAATTCATACAGTGAAAGACAGTGTAAGAATATCAGAGATACAGCACTTGAAACACTTTCACAGAGGTTTGAAAAGAACCAGATTATTTCACAATTTCAGAGGATTGCATAAGCAATCATTGCCCGCCATTGCCTGCGTTTTACTGGTATAATTTAAGCCAGTGAAGCAGGCTTTAAGCCGTTATATTTGCACGTTGGCAATAGTGGGCTTTGGTGATTTTTTGAATTTACAAAGCCCATAATTTTTTATACTTCCGTAAACTGGAAGAGTTGGAAAGAATGAAAACGAACGAAAAGAGGTGAGAAGATGGGAAGACCACGGAACCCGGAACGGGACAAGTCAATGCAACGCTATCTGGACGCAGACGGCAAGATTGAAACAGCGGAACTGGCGAAGCTGGCAGGAGTGCCAGAAGTGCGGATAAGAAAATGGAAGTCAGAAGACAGCTGGGACGAAGCACTGAAAAACAAGCCGAAAAAAAGAGGGGGTCAAAAAGGCAACAAAAATGCTGCCGGAAAAACCCCAGCAAAAAAGGGCAATAAAAACGCCGTAACACATGGGGCATTTGCGCAGGCGGGATATGAAGACATAGACCCGGAGCAGGCGGCAGCCATACAGAACATGGGCACACCGTCCGCAATGTCACAAATGATGGAGGAATTGCAGGCGCTATATCTGCGCAAAGCCTATCTGGAAAGCCTATTGAAAGAGTATGAAAGCCCAGAAGCAGGCGGCTTTTACACAGATAAAATAGTACACATGATTGTACCAAAGAGCATGGAGGAAAGACAGCAGGAAGAGGACTGCGGCATGGAACACCAGCAGTGCGCAGACCCAGAGGGAAGCAAGACAGAAACATATAAAACAGCCATGAAGTCTGTCATTAAGTCCAGCCCATTTGAACGGGCAATGAAAGTGGAAGCCGAACTAAACAAGCTGCACGGGCGTATCATCAAGCAGCTGGATAGTATCAAGGCGTATGAGTTGGAGGACAGACGCTTGCAGCTTGCAGAGAAGCAACTTGAATTGAATAAACAGAAGCTAACGGGCGAATTTGAGATTGACCCGGACGGAAGCACCGAAAACGACGAAATCACAGACGTTGTGGACGACGTTTAATAGGTTCTTCTGGCGGTCTGGAAGCACTGCGGGTACGGCGACGCCCAAAACCTGCCCAGATATAATTTTGAAAATTTCATTTCCGCTTCCGACCCGGTAAAAAATAAAGGGGTAGGGGCTAAAAAAGAAAAAATGTGACCAATTCGGACACAAAAGAAAGGGGGTGCGGTTTTTGAAAGCGTACACTTCAAAGGCGGTTGCCGCTTGGCTGGATATTTCAGAACGCAGAGTGCGCCAGCTGCGTGACGAAAAGGTTATAACGGAAATCAGACCGGGGCTGTACGACTTGAAGACCGTAAACCACCAGTACATAAATTATTTGCGCAAAAACAACCCGGAAAGTGAAAGCGCAATAGATTACAACGCAGAACGTGCAAAGCTGGTCAGAGCAAAAAGAGAAGCACAAGAACTGGAATTGCAACTGCGCAGAAATGAGGTACACACCACAGAGGACGTGGAACAGGTAATGACAGACACACTTGTTAGGTTCAAAACAAGGCTTATGGCTATACCTGCAAAGTTAAGCCCCATTCTATCAAAGAAAAAGGACCAGACAGAAATATTTAAGCTGCTGAAAAGCGCCATTGATGAAGTATTGGAAGAACTTTCAGACTTCCAGACAGTGTTTGGGTACGGTGTAGACAATGAAGAAAAACACAGTTGATATGTTCACACGGATTTTCAAAGTGCTGCAACCGCCACCAGAAATGACACTTTCACAGTGGGCAGACAAGTTCCGCAGACTGTCTGCCGGGTCTTCCGCAGAGCCGGGACGCTGGAAGACGGCAAAGGCACCGTATCAAAAAGAGATTATGGACGCCATAACAGATATTACAATAAAAAAAGTTGTGATTATGTCGGCAGCACAGGTGGGAAAGACAGACGCAATGGTGCTGAACCCTATTGGATATTATGTGCATTATGACCCGTCACCGATTATGGTTATACAGCCGACAATAGACATGGCAGAGAAGTTTTCAAAAGAAAAGCTATCGCCTATGCTACGTGATACGCCCGTACTTGCGGACCGTATCAACGAAAAGAGCCGCAACAGCGGTAATACAATCATGCAAAAGATATTTCCGGGCGGCTTTATAACGATTGCAGGAGCGAACAGCCCAACAGGACTGCGAAGCCACACAATCAGAATATTGCTTGCGGACGAAATAGACGCATACCCAGCCAGCGCAGGAAAAGAGGGCGACCCGCTTTTGCTGGCTTCAAAGCGTCAGACTACGTTCTGGAATAAAAAGCAGGTGGACATTTCCACACCGACGGTCAAAGGGGCTTCCAGAATAGAAGTGGAGTACGAAAACAGCAGCCGGGGAGAATGGAACGCACCGTGCCCGTGCTGCGGAGAACTGCAACCGCTGGTCTGGTCAAATGTTGTATTTGACAAAAATGACCTGTCAGAAATCAGATATGCTTGCAGCAAGTGTGGCGTCATATCCAGTGAAGCAGAATGGAAAGAACACTTTATTGACGGAACCTTTGTGCATGAAGACCCAGACAACCCCGTGCGTGGGTTCCACTTGAACACGCTTGCTTCCACATTGACCACATGGCAAGAAGTTGTTGAAAAGTTTCTGACGGCAAATGACCAGATGAAAAAAGGCAATGTGGAACTGATGAAAGTATGGACCAATACTGAAATGGGGCAAACGTGGGAAGAAGACGGGGAAACCATAGAGGACGACGAACTGATGAAACGCCGGGAGAAATACAAGTGCGAAGTACCAGAAGAAGTGCTGTACTTGACGGCTGGCGTAGATACGCAGGACGACAGATTTGAAATTGAAGTTGTGGGCTGGGGTCCAGAATATGAAAGCTGGGGCATTAGGTATGCGGCAATATACGGCGACAATTCAGACATCAACAATCAAGTCTGGCAAGACCTTGACACATTCTTATTGCAGACCTTTGAAAAACCGGACGGAACGAAAATGAAGCTGTCATGCGTCTGCATTGACAGTGGAGGACACAGAACCAATCAAGTATATAAATTCTGCAAAGCCCGGTTCAATCGCAGAGTATTTGCAATCAAAGGTTCAAATGATAGCGCCGCAGCGTATATCCAGAAGCCGTCAAAAAGCAACCGTGAGGGCGCATATCTTTTCACACTGGGAGTTGATACCGGAAAAAGCCTGCTTATGGACAGACTAAAGCTGGAGGAAGAGGGACCCGGCTTTTGCCATTTCCCAAAAGAAGAGGGCAAGGGATATGACGAAAAGTATTTCAAGGGCTTAACGTCGGAAAAAAAGGTAATGCGCTACAAAATGGGAAGACCGTATTTTGCGTGGGAACTGAAAGACAAAGGCGAACACAAACGAAATGAAGCGCTGGACTGCCGGAACTATGCAACGGCAGCTATTGAAATTATCAATGTACCATTGAAGAAACCGGACAAAAAGAAAGAAGCCACGGCAGCAAAGAAAATTGTAAAACGTGGCAGAAGAAGAAGTGGAGGAATATTATAAATGGCAGGAATTACACTGGAAACAGCAAAAAGACACCTTGACGCATGGCTGGAAGCGGAACTGGCGGTGACAAACGCCCAGTCCTACACAATAGGCAGCAGAACAATGACGAAAGCAAATCTGACCGAAATTAGGAAGTCTATTGAATATTGGCAAGGGAAAGTCACTGCGCTTGAAAATGCGGCAAAATACGGCGGCAGGAACCGTGCAAAACGATTTGTGCCACGGGATTTATAAAAGATTGCCCGTGATTGCCCGTTTTTAGGGTTTATTTCCCCCCATTGCCCGCAAAAATGGGGTAATATTGTAGCGTGAATAAGTGAGAAAAGACGAAAAGCACCCGTGAAAAGGTGCTTTTTTCATGTAATAAAGGAGGTGAAAGCGTGGGAATTGCAGCAGGAATTGATAAGGTAATAGCAGCCATTGCACCGCAAGTGGCACTGAAAAGAACGGTTGCAAGGCAGAAAATGCAGATTTTAGACAGTGGCTATGGCAATTATGGCGCCAGCGTCACAAAAAAATCACTTGCAGGCTGGCTTCATGCAGGCGGCAGCAGTCGTGAGGACATAGAAGACAACGTATCTGTATTGCGGCAGCGTACCCGTGATTTGTATATGGGCGTGCCACTGGCAAATGGAGCAGTCAAGACCATGCGCACCAATGTTGTTGGACGTGGGTTACGGTTGAAGTCAACCATTGACGCAGAAACGCTGGGAATTTCACCAGAAGAACGCCGGAACCTTGAAAAGAAGATTGAAAAAGAATGGTCCATCTGGGCTGAAAGCAATGATTGCGATATGTCAAGGATAGATAACTTTTATGAGTTGCAGCAGTTGGCTTTTATGAACTGGCTTATTTCTGGGGATTGTCTGGCAGTATTGCCAATTAAGCCACGAATAAACCAGCCATATGACCTGCGTGTGCAGCTGATAGAAGCGGACAGGCTTTGCAGTCCGGACAACTGCGACACAATAGACAACCAGATTGTCGGAGGTGTGGAGGTTGACAAGTCCGGGGAAGTGATAGCGTATCACATAGCGAACCACCACCCGTTGTCATACGCATACAATGACATAAGCTGGCAGAGGGTTGAAGCATACGGACAAAAGACTGGAAGAAGAAACGTGCTTCACATGATGAACCGGGAAAGAATAGAACAGCGCAGAGGCGTTCCATTCCTTGCACCAGTCATTGAAAGTTTGAAACAGCTTGGAAGATACACGGACGCAGAGCTTGTGGCGGCGGTTGTGTCCGGTATGTTTACTATTTTTATTGAAAAGGCAGACGCCAGCGCAGAAGACGCCATAGGAAGTATGCTGCCGGAAGAAGTGCAGGTGGACGCAGAAGACGAAAGCACCATTGAACTTGCGCCGGGTGCTGTTATCGACTTAAACGAGGGAGAAAAAGCACACGACACAAACCCCGGAAGACCGAACGCAAATTTTGGCAGCTTTGTGGAAGCAATATGCCAACAGATAGGCGCAGCACTTGAAATTCCGTATGAATTACTTGTGAAGCGTTTTAATTCCAGCTATACAGCCAGCAAAGGCGCACTGGAAGAAGCATGGAAAATGTTTAATATGTACCGTGGCTGGCTATCAACGGACTTTTGCCAGCCAGTGTATGAAGAATGGCTGACGGAAGCGGTAGCGAAAGGGCGTATCAAAGCACCGGGCTTCTTTACAGACCCAGCAATTAGAAAAGCGTATTGTGGGGCAAAGTGGAACGGACCTGCAAAAGGTATGCTTGACCCAACAAAAGAGGTTACAGCAGCGAAAGAGAGAGTGTCAAACGGCTTTAGCACCAGAAGTGATGAAGCAATGCAAATGACAGGAAGCAACTTTTATAACAATGTCGAACAGCTGAAACATGAAGAAAAAGAACTGAAAGAGGTGAAGAAAATTGCCAATGGAACCACAAACAAACAGAACACCCCAACAGAACCCACAGACAATGCCGGGAATGAACCAGCAGCAGGACGGCAGAACGCCGGGCAATCCTTACGGGGTGACAACAAATAAATTCTGGAACTTTATCCCGGCAGCCGGGGACAAGCCACCGGAACTGCTTTTATACGGCGCAATAAGCAGCCAGCAGTCATGGTGGGAAGACAGGGTGACACCACAGCAATTCAATCAAGAACTTGCGGCGCTTGGTGATGTGCCGGAAATTATCGTGCGCATTAACAGCGGCGGCGGTGATGTGTTCGCAGCAAATGCGATTTTTACAAGATTGAAAGATTGTTCAGCGAAAGTGACAGTCAAAATTGATGGCTGGGCAGCTTCCGCAGCCACAATCATTGCTATGGCAGGCGACACAATCAAGATTGCCAGAAACGGTGTATTTATGATACATGACCCTGCAATGACAGTCTGGGACACTTTCAGAGCAGAAGACTTTTTGAAGATGGCTGATGAACTGAAAGTGATTAAACAAAGCATTGTCAATACATATGCCAGCAAGACTGGCAAAAAGACAGAGGACATAGAACAGCTTATGTCAAATGAAACATGGTGGACGGGCGATATTGCCGTTGAAAACGGCTTTTGTGATGAATTGATGTTTGAAGACAGCACAACGGTTGTTGAAAATTCTTCAAAAATCGTGGTCAATTCAGTACCCATTGACGTTTCCATGTTCAAGAGTATTCCAACCCAGTTATTAAACAGCCCGCACAATCAAAATCCGGGTAGTTTAGTAAATAGTGCAACAGAACCTATCAACAAGCCACAGGAAAAGGAGGAACCAGAAATGGCAGCACCAGAAAACAAAATCACAACGGTTGACGCACTAAAAGCCGCATACCCGGATTTAGTAGCGACAATCCAGAATGAAGCAGCAGCCACAGAACGTGCCAGAATTAAAGGCATTGAAGACTTGGCAAACGGCAACTATGACGCAATCGCAAAGGACGCAAAGTTTGTCAACCCTATTTCTGCACAGGAAATGGCAGTCAAAATCATTTCAGAACAGAACAAAGCGGGCGGCAACTACATTCAGAACCGCCAGCAGGACGCACAGGACGGCGGGGCAAACGGCGTATCTGGCGTAACACCGGAAGACAACGCAGGCGGTGACGGAAAAGACCCGTTCAATGCCGCTATTGACAAGTTGTTTCCAGATACAAAATAAGGAGGTAGCGCAAAATGAGTGAATACGCAGTAGAGAAGAGAGAAACAGCACCGAAAAATTTCTTTGCTGGCGACTTCCCAACAGTACCGGAAACGGGAGTTGCGGGCGCAGAAATCAAAGAGTATGCACCAGTAATGGTTGACACAGAGAACGAAAACAAAATCATTCCGGTTGCTACAACAAAAGAAGCGAACGCAATCGGAATTTCTGCGGCAGCAGCAGGCAAGGGCGAACCAGTCACATATTATTTGACGGGTGAGTTTTTCGCTGACGCATTAAACCTTGAAGCAAGCGCAGATTTAGCAAAAATCAAAGAAGCACTGCGAAAAGTATCAATCTTTTTGAAGTAAGGAGGATAAAACAATCATGGCAAATGAAGTATCTATTTACGAACCACGAACAATGGGCAGAGTGGTTCAGAAATTACCGCCCGTGCGTACTTTTTTCAGAAGTACATTTTTCAAACATGAAGAAACATTCGTAACAAAGAATGTTGATGTTGATTTCAAGAAAGGAAGCAGAAAGGTTGCACCGTTTGTCAGCCGTGTAGTTGGTGGAAAGGTAGTGCCAAACACTGGATATGAAACAAAGACCTACACACCGCCTTTAGTTGCACCGGAAAAGGTCACAACGGTTGACGACCTTTTGCAGCGCAGACCGGGTGAAAGCCTTTATTCTGGCAGAACACCTGCGGAACGTGCAGTGCTTAAAATGGCTGATGATTTCAAGGAACTGCGAGAAATGATTTTACGCCGTGAAGAGTTAATGTGCGTACAGACCATTTTTACTGGCACAATCCCTATCATTGGCGACGGAGTAAATGAAGTGATTGACTTCTCTTTTACAAACAAAGAGAAAATCACAACAGCAGCGAAGAAGTGGACTGCCGACACTTCCGACCCTATCGCAGATTTGAAGCGCTGGCACGAAACCGTACAGAAGACCGGATTTGTAAACTGTGATATTTGCGTTATGGGTGGCGACGTTGCAAATGCGTTTGTAAATCATGCAAAGGTGCAGAAAATGCTTGATGTGAAAAATTTCAATCTTGCGGTTATACAGCCTAAACAGTTACCGAACGGCGTCACATACCTTGGAACCATTCACGAACTGGGACTTGATATTTACAAGTACAATGAGTGGTATCTTGACGACTGGACAAACCCGGACAAACCGGAGGACAAGCCGCTTGTACCTGCTGACAGTTTGGCACTGTTAAGCACAAACGCTGATTATTCCATGTACTATGGAGCAATCACACTTATTAAGGAGCCGGACGGCAACTTTATGACCGTAGAGGGTAAATATGTACCGGACACATGGACAAAACGCAAGCCTGCCCGCCGCTTCCTCAATCTGTCTTCTGCACCGTTATGCGTTCCGCATGATGTAGACAGCTGGTTTGTTGCAACACCTATCTAATGGACTTCAAAGCACAGCTTGCCAGTGACATGAAAGTGTTTCACAACTGCGGAGAAATGGCAACTATGACTGATATATGGTATCAAGGCAAGAAACACTATTTGCCCATAATCATTGACCACACGGCAGCCGACGAACGGCAGAGAGGAAACGGGGACAATGCAGAGGGCATAAACCGTGCTTCTTGTCTGGTCTATATGTCATTATATGATTTTGGTTGCGTTCCAAAAAAAGGACGCCAGCTTGAAATTGACGAAGCCGGGGCAATCAATATGTATAACATTTCAAAAGCAGACTGCGAGGACGGGGAAATAATTCTTGAATTGGAGATGTTGGAAGAATGATTGAAATAACATCTGACGCAATAGAAAGAGTGGGAACCCTGCTGGCAGACGTTCCAAAAGGTGCAGAAAGAGTATTTGCCAGCGCTATGAACCGTGGTATTTCCAGAGTGAAGACACAGGCAATAAAGCAGGTAAAAACCGTATATGCCGTAAATGGCGCAGCACTGACGAAAGCAACCAGAATAAATATAACCAAAGCCAGCACGGGAAACCTTGCGGGTTTTGTTTCGTTTTCTGGCGTGAAAATACCACTGTACAAATTCAAAGTAACGCCGACGAAGCCCGGAACCGGAAAGCAGGTGCGGGCGGCGGTCAAAAAAGGTGGCAGCGGGACACCGTTTGAAGACGCTTTCGTTGCAGAAATGAAAAGCAATGGTCACACAGGAGTATTTGAGAGGACAGGGCGCAAGCGTTTTCCGATTGAAGAGAAAATGGGACTATCAGCAGCACAGATGGTGGGAAATGAAGATATTATAGACGGGCTGGAAAAGGAAGCACAAGAACTGGTAAACGAAAGAATTATACACGAAATGAACAGGATTTTGAACGGTTATGGAGGGTAAAGCGTTATGACACCAGTTTTTTTGTTAGAAGAATTGCAGAAATTCATTAGTTCCAAAACGTCTGACATTATTTTGCCAGTGCGAACCAGAACAGGAAGCAACGAAGAAAAAGAAAGAGCAGCAGCAGTTTATAAAATGGGGCTGCCGGAAGCAGACGACGTACAACAGAAAGTGCCATACATTCTGTTAAAGTTCCTAACAGGGACGGACGACAAGAAAGCAGGAGAACCAGAGGAAGACAGCTGCAAAGTAAGAATAATATTTGCGGTGTATTCAGAAGATGGGCAGGACGGACCGCTGGCACTTCTCAATCTGATTTTGAGAGTGCGTAGCGAATTGAAGAAAGCCGGGACAATCGGCGGCGGTCAATTTGCTTTGGAACTGCCGCTGGAATATATCGTATATCAAGACACCACGCCGCCATACTACATGGGCGAAATGGTGACAAATTGGAGTATGCCAGTCACGCAACGTGATGTGGCAGAGATTTTGCACAATTTATAGACAGGAGGAAGACGAAATGGCAAAAGCGACCACAGCAAGCGCCACAGCAGCCGAAAAGGACGCTGAAAAGGTGCAGGCGGTAGAAAATACCACAACAGAAGAAAAAGCCGCAAAAACGGCAAATACGCAGGCAGAAACAGTAAAGCTGATTTACATTGGACCGAACCTGCCAAAAGCAATGCTGCCATGCAACAAGATTTTTGAGGGAACAGACAAAGAGATTGAAGAAGAACTTTCTTTCATTCTTGAAAAGTTCCCACTTGTAAGAAAAATGCTGGTTCCTATTTCCGAACTGGCAGACAAGAAAGACAAGGTGAAGACAACCGGGAATGTATACAACAAGTATTATTCAGACTTAAAGGCTGCCGCCCTTGCATACGCAGAACAGGAGGTATAACAAATGAGTGACGTATCACATGGAGTAAACGCCAGCAAGACAAACAATGGCGCAATCACGCCCGTGTCCGTAGATACTGGCGTGCATTTTGTGGTTGGAACAGCACCCGTGCAGATGGTAAACGGAAAAGTAAATGAAGTCATTATGGCTTCAAGTTACAAAGAAGCAGTGCAGGCGTTGGGATATTCCGACGACTGGAAGAAATACAGTCTTTGTGAAGAGATTTACACAGCGTTTACATTGTTCAATTCTGCGCAGGTGTTCTTTGTAAATGTTCTTGACCCTAAGAAGCACAAGAAAACAGTTGATGAAACACAGATAGACGTTGTAGACGGTCAGATTGTATTACCTGCGGAAGCAATCGCAGGCAGTGTGGAAATCACAGGAAAGACAGCCGGGGAAGATTACGAAGTATTTTACAGTGACACAAACTGTGTTGTGGAGTTCTTAAAAGAAACCACGGGCAAACTTACCGTGAAATATGACGCCGTGGACGCTTCACAGGTCACAAAAAGTGATATTATCGGCGGTTACAGCGTAAGCACACACAAGACAACCGGACTTGAACTGATTAACAATGTATTTCCGCTTTATACAAAGGTTCCAGACCTTATTTTGTGTCCGAATTGGTCACATGACGCAGAGGTTGCAGCTGTAATGTCTGCAAAAGCAGAGAATATCAACGGACTGTTTGAGGGTGAAGCAATTCTGGACATTGACTGCACAGCAGAAACCGGGGCGACATACTACACGGAAGTGCCAGCATGGAAGAAACAGAAAAACTTCACAAAAAGAACAGAAGTTGTCTGCTTCCCTAAAGTTGCGCTGGGAGATAGAGTTTTCAATCTTTCAACACAGCTTGCAGCCAGTATGTCAGCCGTAGACAATGCGGAAGAGTACGGCGGCGGTACACCTTGCGAAAGCGCTTCAAACAAGGGCATACAGGCAGATAGAATGGTTACTGCGGACGGTTCGGAAGTAGTCATGGATATTCAGCAGGCAAACTACTTGAATGAAAACGGCGTTGTGACCGCACTTAATTTCTTTAATGGCTTTGTAAGCTGGGGGAATTATACGGCTTGTTATCCTGCCAACACAGACGTGACGGACTATTTCTACTGTATCAACCGTATGTTCAAGTGGGTTGCAAAGACGCTTATTTTGACGTACTGGAACTACATTGACAGAGGAATTAAAAGACGTCTGATTGACGCAGTTGTGCAGTCAATCAATGATTGGCTGGCAAGCCTTGCAACTGATGAAAAAATCATTGGTGGACGTGTGGAGTTCAACGAAAGCGAAAACAGCACAAGCCAGCTTGCAGCAGGAATTGTGCGTTTTCACATTTATATGACGCCGCCATCACCAATGCAGAAAATGGACTTTGTGCTTGAATATGACTTGTCATATCTTGCAGCACTGGTGGCAGCATAACAGGAGGTGAAACAGAATGTCAAAAGTTGACGAATTAGTTATTAACTATGCGATTTACGAAGACGCCGTAGAGTATCTGGGAACCACAGAAGTGACACTGCCAGACTTGGAGTACATGACGGAAGAGTTGAGCGGCGCAGGCATTGCGGGAAATATCGAAGAAATCATTATCGGTCACTTAAATGCAATGTCAACAACTTTCAATTTCCGAACTGTCACAGCGGCAGCAGTCAAGCTGATGGAACCACGGGTACACAGAATTGACCTGCGAGTTGCACAGCAGAGAATGAACCTGCGCACAAGCGCAAACGAAGTGTCCGGCGTTAAGCACATTATGAAAGTAAAGCCGAAGAAGACAGCACTTGGAAAAGTTGCGGCAGCTTCAACAGCTGATGTAAGCGGTGAATATGCCGTTTCATACTATGCAATGTACTTGGACGGTTCAAAGGTAACGGAAATTGACCCGTTAAACTTTGTGTGCATTATCAATGGCAAAGATTACTTAAAGGACGTTAGAAAAGCATTAGGCAAGTAAAAAAAGACAGCAGGAGCCAGCGGGAAGACCGCTGGTTTTTTCCTGCCTAAAATCAAAGATATGGAGGAATAAACAATGTCAGATACAACAAATACAACTGAAAACATGGAGCAGGTAACAGAGCAGGAAAAGGAAATGCAGGAAGCACAGGCAAGCGGCGTGGTCAATTTTGACGACAAGAAGAAAGACAAGGAAGAAGACGGCAGTTTGAATTATACACACACATTCAAAAAGCCCAGAGAGATTGAGGGAAAGAAGTATACAAAATTAACTTTCTATTTTGACAATTTAACTGGTGAAGATATTGAAGCAGTAGAACAGGAACTTGCAGACCAGAACAAATATGCACTTTCACCGGAAATTTCCTCTGCGTTCCAGTGTATTCTTGCGGCAAAAGCTGCGGGGGTTGCTTCTGATGAAATTAGACGTCTTCCGGTAGGCGATTACATGAAGATTAAGAACAAAGCAAGGGATTTTTTAATTGCTGCGGGCTATTAAAAATTAAAGAACCCGCAAAGTTCATAAGAAAGCAGATATACAAAATGTCAAGGGCTTCACATACGCCCGTCCCGTTCTGGCTGCAAATGCCTATACGCAGACTTTTTGCATGGATTGAAACTATAAATGAAGTGGAAAAAGAAGAAGCGGAAGAGCAGAAACAGAACAGCAATAATGCGTAGGGAGGTGAAACAGCTTGGCAGGGTCACAAAAGGAATTTGAACTGCTTTTTAAGCTGAAAGCGTCGCTGGGTGGCAATTTTAACAGCACATTCAAAAGCGCAATTAACACCAATAACCAGTTACGGGACAGCTTAAAAAATGTCAATTCCCTGCAATCAAAGATTGACGGCTACACAAAGCAGTCTGCCGCTATTGATAAGAACAAAGAACGGCTGGCGCAGCTTAACGCAGAGCATGACCGATTACAGCAGGAATTGCAGCAGACAGGCGAACCCACAGAAGCACTGCGGAAGAAGCTTGAAAAGAATGAAAACCAGATACAACAGACCACTGCCAAAATCGAAGAACAGGAAAAACAATTAAACAGTTATGCCGACGAACTGAAAGCAGCCGGAGTAAATACGGATAATCTGGAAGAAGCCAACGGAAGACTGCAAAAGTCTTATGAAAAGCTGCAAACTTCACAGCAGACGTTGCAAAAATTGAATGACAAGCAACAGCAGGTGGAACAGAGCATTTCAAAGACAAAAGGACAGCTGCTGGGGACTATTGGCGCAATTAGTGCCGTAGCCGCCGCAGTGTATGCAGGACCCGTGCAGGCAGCGCAGCAGTACGAAAAAGCAATAGCAAAGGTGGGAACCATTGCAGATACGCAGGAAGTCCCACTGGGTACATTGTCACAACAGATAATGGAACTGTCAAACAAGACAGGAATTGCAGCCAATGCCATTGCTGATGATGTGTACAACGCTATATCTGCCGGACAGAAGACAGGTGACGCCGTAAACTTTGTTACAAACAGTACGAAGTTAGCAAAAGCCGGATTTGCGGAAAGTTCGCAAACGCTGGACGTATTAACAACCGTATTGAACGCATACGGCATGAGTGCGGACAAAGTAAGCACGGTATCAGATATGCTGGTACAGACGCAGAACAAAGGTAAAGTGACAGTAGGAGAACTGGCAAGCAGTATGGGTAAAATCATACCGACTGCAAACGCCAGCAATGTTTCACTGGAACAGTTATGCGCCGGATATGCAATAATGACCAGCAAAGGTATTGCAGCCGCAGAAACGACAACATACATGAACAGTATGTTAAATGAGTTGTCAAAGTCTGGAAGTACGACAGACAAGCTATTGCGGCAGAAGATGGGCGGCAGCTTTGCAGAATTGATGGCAAGCGGTAAATCACTTGGGGAAATTCTGGGAGGTATACAGGAAGAAGCCAGCAAGTCTGGTCTTGCCCTATCTGATATGTTCAGCAGTTCAGAAGCCGGAAAAGCGGCAATGTCGCTTCTGTCAAACGGAGTTGACGGCTTCAATTCAAGCGTACAAGACATGGTAAACAGCGTTGGGGCAACAGACAGCGCATTTGCCAAAATGGAAGACACCACAGAAGCCAAAATGGAAAAGGCAAAGAACAGCATAGCAAACTTGGGCATTGTTCTTGGTCAAAACTTACTGCCGATTGTAGGGAATTTGGCAGACAAAGTGGCGGTGGTGGTCACTAAAGTTTCAGAATTTGCAGCAGCAAACCCAAAATTGGTGCAAACAGCCCTAAAGGTAGCGGCAGGGCTGGCGGCATTGAAAGTGGGAATGTTGACAACAAAGCTGGTTACATTATCAGCACAAGACGGCATATTGTCACTGGCAAAAAAACTGCTGGGACTGCGTGCCGGATTTATTGAAAACGCAGCAACAAGCGTAAGTTTTGCGGAAAAGCTGAAAACAGCTGGAAGCGGTATATTGTCATACTTTGGCAATGTAAAAGGCGCTATGGGCGGCGTAGGTTCTGCAATAGGTAATATATTCAGTGGCAACAGAATTGTTGGAGCAGTAACAGGCTTTATGGGCGGCGTGAAGCAGTCCATTGTCAGCGGCTTTTTAGGAATTGCAGGAAAAGCAAGCGGAGCATTGACAGGAGCCGGAACAAAAATGCTGGGACTTATGCTGAAACCATTTTCGTTGATTGGCGGCAAGCTGGGTCCGATACTTGGAACGGTAGGCGGTGCGATTGCAAACAGCCCACTTGGAAAAGTAGGTGGCTTCATAACAAAGGGAATTACCGGAGCATTTAGCAAGGCAACAACACTGATTGCACCGCTGGGAAATGCGGTAAAAACGGTGCTGGGTCCTATTGGAAACCTTGCAAAAACAGCACTGGGACCACTTGGAGGTATTGCAGGAAAGATATTGCCAGTTGTGGGCGTTATCACAACGATTATTACAGTAATACAGCTTGTAAAGAACCATCTTGAAGAGATAAGGGGATTTATACAGCGAACCTTTGGTGATGAAGCGTTGGCAGTCTTTGACAAGATTGTTTCGGTCATTACCAACATAGGCGACACCATAAAGAATGTGTTTTCTGATGGGAACATAGGTGCAGCCCGTGACAAGATACAAGAATTGTTCGGAGATAAAGGCGCAGCAGTCTTTGACACGTTTGTAAATGTGCTGGGAACAGTAAAGAACGCAGTTTCAGAGGTTGTGGGCTTTATAACCACATACGTTGTGCCAGTTGCAGAACAGGTATTGCAGGTGATTGTTACGCAGGTAATACCGGGGATTGTTAGCTTTATTCAAGCGGCAGCCCCAACCATTATGCAGATTATACAAAGCATTGCTGATTTTATCGGCGCAATTATTCCAGTGATAGGAAGTTTCATTGCTGGTCTTATGCCGATTATTTCAGAAATAATCACATTCATTTCAACTTATGTTTTGCCGATTATTTCAGAATTATTCAGTTTTATTTGTAGCACGGTACTTCCAGCAATTTCCGCAGCAATTCAAGCAATTTTACCAGTGGTAACAAATGTATTGCAAACGCTTTTACCTGCGATACAAACAGCGCTGACAACAATCTGGAACATAGTTTCACCAATAATTCAAGGAATTTTAGCAGCAATACAATTTGCAATGCCAACAATCCAGTCTATCGTACAAAGCGGAGTTCAAGCAATTTCCGGTGTAATTTCTGGAATTGCAACCGTACTGAATGGAATTATCACTTTCATAACTGGTGTATTTTCCGGGAACTGGCGGCAGGCTTGGGAGGGCATAAAGCAAATATTTTCTGGAATTTGGCAGGGTATCAAGTCAGTGTGTACGGGAGTTATCAACGGCATTATATCTGCGGTCAACACGGTTATACGTGGATTGAACAAAGTAAAAGTGCCAGACTGGGTGCCGGGTGTAGGTGGAAAAGGTATAAACATATCTGAAATACCTATGCTGGCGAAAGGTTCAAAAAACACACCAGACACGTTCATTGCTGGTGAAGCGGGACCGGAGTTAATCACGAACGCACCGGGGCGCACGGTGTTTACAGCGGACCAGACAAGAAACATTCTGGCTGCACAGAATACAGCAGCCACAACAGCGGCAGCGGTAGCGCCAACAGCACAGACCACAACAGCACCGCAGACGGTGAATAACTACAACACAGCGCCAGAGGTAACAGCAGGCGCAGGAAGTGGCGGTGGAAGTGCAAACAACGTAACTATAAACAACAGTCCGACAATCGTTATCAACGGGGACAAGCCGGAAGACTTGGACGCAAAACTGGAAGAGAACAACAGAAAGTTGCTGCGTGACGTTGAAGACCTGCTGGACGAAAAAGAAGACAAGGAGAAGCGGCAGAAATATGACTAAAAGCTACACAACAATATCTGGGGATATGTGGGACAAGATAGCATTTGAACAAATGGGAAGTGTCCTGCATACAGATAAGCTGATGAAAGCCAATGTCAAGTACGCCAGCACCTACGTTTTCCCTGCCGGGGTTGTATTAACAATCCCGGAAGTGGAAGACGAAGAAGACTTGGAACTGCCACCGTGGAAAAGGGGGCTGCTGACGTAGAATGAGCGCAAAAGACATGGCACGCCGGGTGGAACTGCGGTTGAAATTTCAAAACGTAAAAGTCCCGGCAGATATAAATAAATATTTAAGCAGCCTTACTTTCACTGATGAAGACGAAGACAACGCAGACGATTTGCAGCTTGCGTTTGATGATAGAGAAAGAAAGTGGCTGGGAAGCTGGCTGGAAGTAAAGCCGACTTTCATTAAGACCACAACGACGGTGCAAAAGCAGGTTGAAGCTGCAAGCGTTGTCAATTATGTGGTCAAAAAAGGTGATACGCTTTGGGCTATTGCCAAAAAGTATCTGGGAAGCGGTACAAAATACCCGCAGATTGCTTCTGAAAACAATATTAAAAACCCCAACTTAATATATCCGGGGCAGGTTTTCAAAATCACAACGGGCGGTACAGCAACACAGACGGTCACAGAAACGAAAGAAACAACAAAGAAAGTGTCTGACCCTAAATTGATAACAGCAACGATTGTCCAGAAGAACTGGCACGATAACGGCAAAGACGCCGTGCTGGACTGTGGGACATTTGAACTGGACAGCGTAGACGCCAGCGGACCGCCAACAAAAATCACACTAAAGGGCACGTCAATTCCTTATACTTCCAAAATGAGAGTAGAAAGAAAATCAAAGGCGTGGGAAAACACCAATTTGAAAGTGATTGCGGAGCAGATAGCGTCAGAAAGCAACTTGAAACTGATGTACATTGCGGACAATATACCGAAGTACAAAAGAAAAGAGCAGGTGCAGACGTCGGACATTGTGTTTTTACAGAAATTATGCAAAGCGGCAGGACTTGCGCTGAAAGTAACAACATTGAATGTGGTTATTTACGACGCCGCAGAGTACGACAGCAAGCCACCTATAAAAACCATAAAATATGGCAGCGGTGATTACATTTCATACAAGCTGGGAACCAGCCTGCATGATACAGCATACACCAGCTGTCATGTTTCATATACGGACCCGGATAGCAAAGAAACGATTGAAAGCACATACACGGCAGACAGTACAGAGGGAACCGGGCAGACACTTGAAGTCAACGAAAAGGTCAGAAGTACAAATGAAGCATACGAACTGGCAAAAAAGAAACTGCGTGAAAAGAACACACAGCAGTTTACAGCAAGTTTCACAATGCTTGGTGATGTGCAGCTGGTGGCAGGTGCCACAGTCAAATTAAAGGGCTTCCAGAAGTTTGACAGAAAGTACAAGATTACAAAAGCAACCCATAAATTAACGGGAGGATATACAACACAGATTGAATTGCAACAGGTATTGGAGGGCTACTGATGGCAGATATGACAGAATTAAAAAACATAGTACGGCTTGGCACCGTGCAGAGTGTGAACGCCAGCAAAATGACAGCCCGTGTGAAATTCAAGGACAAAGGCGGTATAACTTCCGGTGATTTAAGAATTATAAAACGTCCCGTGTATGTTGTGCCAGCAATGGAAAGCGGCGCAGAGGGACAGACGGCAAAAACAACGCTGAAATATGACTACAACGGGCAAATGTTAAAGGAAGTAAGCCACAGCCATGAAGCATTTGTGACAGAGTGGACGCCGGGCGTTAATGATATGGTGCTTTGCATAATGGTTCCAGATGGCGACGGGGACGGCTTCATAATTGGGGAGGTGTAGAGCATGGCAAAAATAGGAAGTCTGGGAAGTCTGGTTTTTTCAGTTTCAGAAAATACCGTGCGCACCTTTGATGAATTAAGCTGGAAAGTGTCTGCAAAGTACGCAACGCATGACAGACACATTAAGCGTGACGTATTGGAGTTTTTGGGACCGGAACCCGGAACAATCAGTTTCAAAATGGCGTTCAGTGTATTTCACGGAACAAACCCACTGAATGAAATTAAGAAATTAAACAAAATGTGCAATAAGGGCAATATTTCAACACTGGTTTTAGGCGGCAAGAAATACGGTTCCTATAAGTGGGTGATAACAGGCGTTAGCAGCACATTGAAACGCTATGACAACAAAGGCAACTGCTGGGCTGCAACAGCAGACGTGACATTGAAAGAATATCCAAAGAGGTGATAAAGCATGGACGTGATAAGGGGCGACGGGTCACTATTGACAGAAATTGACCTTGCACCAGCAAATGACCATCAAGCAGTCATACAAAATATTGCGGTTATTCTGGACACGGTGCAGGGGTCCTGCCCTATGTTCCGTGATTTTGGATTGCCCGGCAGCCTATACGGAAGACCGCAACCAGTAGTTGAAAATATACTGGTGGGCTATCTGTACGACCAGATAGAAGAATTTGAACCACGGGCGCAGGTTGCAGACATTACATTTGAACACGACGCAGCCACAGGGCGCACAATACCTATTATTTATTTGGAGGAGGTGGAAACAGACAATGAGTGACAGAAAATACCCAGACATTGACTTTGTGGAAACCGACACAGAAACGATAGAAAGCAATCTAATTGCGCTGTATGAAAATATGGTGCAGCAGGTGCCGGGGCGTGAACGCTACAAGGTGTACCCGGCGTCACCGGAAAGACTTTTTATTGCATGGGTTGCAAATATCATTGTGCAACAGCGTGTCATTATCAATGAAACAGCAAAAAAGAACGTGCCACGTTATGCGGACGGTGAATACTTGGACAGCTTGGCAGAATTATTCAAGGACTTGGAAAGACTGCCAGCAAGTCCGGCGTCTGCAATGTTTCGCTTTTATATTTCAGAAGCACAGAAACAATCAGTGATTATTCCTGCGGGCACCAGAATTTCTTTTGATGGTGCCATCTTATTTGAAACAAAAGAAAATCTGGAAATAAAAGCTGGGCAGACATACGGGGACGTTGAGGGAATTTGCACAACAGCGGGCGACGTTGGAAACAATCTGGCAGCGGGGCAGGTCAAAGAACTGGTTGACCTATACGACTACTACCAGAAAGCAGAGAATATCACGGCAACCAGCGGTGGCGCAGAAGAAGAGGACGACGCCAGTTATTATGAGCGTATGCGTGAGAGTATGGAGAGTTTCAGCACGGCGCCGCCGCTGCGGCCGG